CGCGGGAATTGGTCGGCAGTCACCCGTCGTTTTGGGAAACCGAAGCGGCGTGGAGGTTCCTCGGTCAGCGAACGCTGGCTCGAGTACCAATATGGATGGCTCCCTCTTATGGGAGACATCTATGGACTGCACTCTGAGCTTCAGAAAGGTCTGCTTAAGCGTCATCAAACGCTGTCAGCGACCCGAAAAGTTCAGTCGTCCAGTAGTACGTCACTAACGTGGTCGGCCGCCGATATCGGCGGCACTGTCTTCTTTGACGCGACCCTTGGTGTTACGGTTAACCTCGTAGCGCGCGTGAGTGATCCCTTTCTCGCCAGACTATCCGCCTTAGGACTTCTTAATCCCGCGGCGGTCATGTGGGAGAGGGTACCTTGGTCCTTCGTTGTCGACTGGGTTGTACCCGTTGGCAATTCGATCAGGGCGTTTACAGCCCCAATTGGCCTGGAGTTCTTCACCGGGTCGCGTACGTATAGAACCTTCGTCAAATCCAGAGGCCCTTGGGCCTACCAGGCTACTTCAACGGCTGGACGCATGATTGTATCCAAGCCGGCGGAATCTGGTGCGAAGGGCATAAGGATAGAGAGAGCGGTTTATTCTGCTTTCCCGACTCCTTCCCTATACTATCGCAATCCATTCACCACCACACGAGTCGCAAACGCTCTCGCGTTGATCGACTCTAACCTTCGCCGAACTCGGCGATAAGCCACAGTAGTGGTCACTTCAACCAGGTGGGGGATCAAACGGTTAGTAGCCGCCTCACCCAACCAATGGAGCAATAATGCCCCAGCTGCAGAACCTCGTCCTTACGGACAGGGCCGCAACCCCAGTCTCGCATACCTTCACCCCGATCAATATCGACACTAACGGTGTCGGTACGGTCGCGGAGACAGGTACTGTCCCGATTGGCGAACCGAAGTTTTCCATTCAGAACAAACGTGTGAATGGGCGCTTCAAGGTCACGCTCAAGTTGAGCGTGCCCGTGGTGCAGACCCAGACGATCAACGGGATTTCTACCCCGACGGTCGTTCGGACTGCGTATGTGGACGCAACGTTCACGTTCGACGGCACCGCTTCCGAACAGGAGCGGAAAGACATCGTCGGCATGTTCCAGTCGAGTCTCGACCCGGCTAAGGTGCTTGTCAACGATACGCTGATTAAGCTCCAGGGCGTATACTAACGCTATGGACTTGATCACGTGGGGCCCTTTGGGCTCCCAAGTGGATCCAGAATTCCACAGGTTGTTCTTGCTAGTGGCTGATTACATCGGTGATATGATCCGGTTCTTTGGCTTCTAGTTGCCGTTACCACGATTGAGGAGTACCCAATCTTGCGAAATGTCAAATCCAGTCAGGAACTGACTTTTGCACCTTCTTTCTCTGAACAGGTTATCGCTGATCTTTTAGCGCACCTTCAGGAAGCCGAGGCAAATCCGTTATCGGAAGTGCATCGGTTTAAAATCCAGTATCTTCGAGCAATGGTGCTCGGGAAATTCCTGGACCCTGACCCGAAAGGGGTGGAGGAGAGGCACGTCGCCGCCATTGAAAAGTGGAGGCGAGTGGAGCTTTTGAACGCCAAAAGCAATCTGAGGCTCTTTTGGAGAGACAACATCAGCTTCGGCGGTGGAGTCCTTTCTGAGAGAGTGTTAGATGTGGCTAAGCGAACCATTCGCAAAGTCATAGGGGATGAGCCAGAGCTGGATGTCCTTTACGGGACATTCACCAATGGTGCGTCGACCAGCATGCGTAAGCGTGCCGGTGTTGTGGCGGATAAGTTCAAGGTGGGAGCGGACGTTACCGCCCCGTGCCTTGCGCGTTTCCGACAAATTGTCGAGACGTGTGAGACATGGAAACACTACCGCGAGGGCTTTACAACCTTCAATGTGGTGCGCGGTGGCGCTCTGTTTACCGTGCCGAAGAACAACGAGATAGATCGGTGTGCCGTTAAGGAA